AAAGACTTTAACAAGAACATGGCTGTATCTATTGAATATGATCTTAAGTGGTAATGCAAAGCATATACAACTTTATTGTTTCGCCGTATAACAAAAGAAATACGGCTGAAAAAGATATAGATGGCAAGAAATTGCTATTGAACACCGAATTACAAAACCACCAATACACCAGCCGTCATGGCGTTATTAAGTCTGTACCAAAAGTAAATGATTTAAACCTACAGGTTGGTGATGAAATAATTGTGCACCACAACGTGTTTAGACGTTTTAGAGACATTAGAGGTAATGAAAAAAACAGCAAATCCTATTACGAAGAGGATTTATTTTTTGTTTACCCTGACCAGATTTTCGCTTTTAAAAGAGAAAAAGAATGGGAACCTGTAAAAGGTTATGTTTTTGTAAAGCCATTAGAAAACGACAATATGTTTTCGCTTGAGCATGAAAAGTCTTTTGTAGGTAAAGTACAATTTGATTGCGCTAATTACAAGGCGGGTGAAATTATAGGTTTTGTGCCTGGTATGGAATACGAATTTAATATTGATGAGCATAGGTTATATAGAATACCAGCTCACAGAATCACAATCAAATATGGATACCAAGGAAACGAAAAAGAGTATAATCCAAGCTGGACGCAGGGCGGTTGAAGAACTTATCAAAGTTGCAGAAGAAAAAATCATTACCAATACGGAAGATGATGTATCCGCTGACCGCTTAAAAAATGCCGCTGCAACTAAAAAACTGGCAATATTTGACGCGTTTGAAATACTCACGCGTATTGAAGAAGAAGAACGTATCCTTGAAAACAAGCCAAAGCAAGAAGAGGAAAAGAAAACCTTCTCTGGGTTTGCTGAAAAAAGATCTAGATAATGTACGAGCAGAGTCTAGTAAAAGTCGTCGAGCCTGTAAAGCTAACGACTATAAGCAGGTTAAATAAATCCAGAGCTTGGAAATACGGCTACGATAAAGAACACGACATTGTAGTTATCAGCAAAACCGGGCAGATAGGGCAGATTATTGAAGTGCAAAACTTGTGTATAGCATTGCCGCCCGTCCCTAAAGACTTAAAGAAAAGCGAAGACAAATGGGTCGTAGAAGAGTACCCTAAAGAGCTTAAAAGAATTAAAAGCATATTTGATTGGCAATCGTATCCAGATGAATTTAAGAGCAAGTGGGAAAGCTATATTGATGAAGAATTTAATAGACGTGAGAACGGGCATTGGTTTTACAACAAAGGGATCCCTACCTATATTACTGGCACTCATTACATGTACTTGCAATGGTCAAAGATTGATGTCGGACACCCCGACTACAGGGAAGCCAATAGAATATTTTTCATCTTCTGGGAAGCGTGCAAGGCTGATAGAAGATCTTACGGTATGTGCTACCTCAAAAACAGACGTAGTGGATTCTCGTTTATGGCTTCAGGAGAAACCGTCAACATGGCAACCATATCAAGTGACGCCAGATTTGGTATCTTATCAAAAACAGGTGCGGATGCCAAGAAGATGTTTACCGACAAGGTCGTACCCATCTCGGTTAACTATCCGTTTTTCTTCAAACCTATACAGGACGGTATGGACAGACCAAAGACCGAACTTGCATATAGGGTTCCAGCTTCAAAGCTCACTAGAAAATCGATACAATCGAAAGAAACACAGATAGAGCTTGAAGGTCTTGATACGACGATTGACTGGAAAAATACAGGTGACAACTCTTATGATGGTGAAAAGCTCAAGCTGCTTGTGCACGACGAGAGCGGTAAATGGGAGCGACCTGATAATATTTTAAATAACTGGCGTGTAACAAAAACAACACTACGATTAGGTTCTAGAATCATCGGAAAGTGTATGATGGGTTCAACATCAAACTCTTTAGAAAAAGGAGGAGATAACTTTAAAAAGTTATACTACGACTCGGATGTAACTAAACGAAATTCAAATGGACAAACAAAGTCGGGATTATACTCGTTATTTATCCCGATGGAGTGGAACTACGAAGGATTTATTGATGAGTACGGGCAGCCCGTATTTAATAATCCTGATACAGACGTTTTGGACCCGTTTGGTGACACTATTGAACAAGGAGTTATAGATTACTGGAATAATGAAGTTGAAGGGCTTAAACAAGACCAGGATGCTTTAAATGAATACTACCGCCAGTTCCCGCGTACAGAAGAACACGCATTTAGAGATGAAACAAAAAATAGCTTGTTTAATCTTGCTAAAATATACGAGCAGATTGATTATAACGACGATCTGCGTAATACTAATGTTATAACTACTGGTAATTTTCAGTGGGTTAACGGCGTTAAAGATACAAAAGTTGTATTTATGCCATCACCGCAAGGTCGCTTTAGAGTATCCTGGATACCTAGTGCGAATATGCAAAACAAGCAAATTGTTAAGAATGGCGTTAAATACCCGGGCAATGAGCACGTCGGCGCTTTTGGTTGCGATAGTTACGACATTTCAGGAACTACCGACGGAAAAGGTTCGAAAGGCGCATTACACGGGCTTACCAAGTTCAGCATGGAAGATGCACCACCAAGTACATTCTTCCTCGAATATATAGCTAGACCGCAAACTGCAGACATATTTTTTGAAGATGTATTGATGGCTTGCGTATTTTATGGCATGCCAATATTGGCTGAGAACAACAAACCTAGACTGCTTTATCATTTTAAGCGTAGAGGCTATAGGGGATACTCAATGAACCGCCCAGACAGGTTGTGGAATAAGCTATCTGTAACAGAAAAAGAAATAGGTGGCATACCAAACTCTAGCGAAGACATGAAGCAAGCACATGCTGCTGCTATTGAAATGTATGTAGATAAATATGTGGGGTTACAAGAAGACGGGCAGTATGGACGCATGTATTTTAACAACACATTAAACGATTGGTCTAAATTTAATATAAATAACCGAACCAAATATGATGCTTCTATTAGTTCTGGTTTAGCCATTATGGCTTGTAACAAAGATTTATATAGACCGGTTGGTAAATTAGAAAGAACAAAACTTAATCTCCACATTGCAAAATATAAGCAAGACGGATATACTTCAGAAATAATAAAATAACATATGGCTGAGTCAGTTGTAAATAATGCATTCCCAAGCCAAGTGGCGAGCGACCTGGAAAAGGTTTCTTACGACTATGGGTTGAAGGTTGCTAGAGCTATTCAAAACGAATGGTTCTCTAGTAATTCTGGAGCTACGCGTTTTAGAAGCAATCAGAATACATTCCATAATTTAAGACTGTATGCTCGTGGCGAACAAAACGTGCAAAAATATAAAGACGAGTTATCCGTAAACGGCGATTTGTCTTACCTCAATCTTGACTGGAAGCCTGTACCTATTTTATCTAAGTTTGTAGATATAGTTGTTAATGGCATTGCTGATCGGTCTTTTGATATTAAAGCATATTCTCAAGATCCGTACGGTGTCGATAGACGCTACGCTTATTTAGAATCTATTATAAAAGACTTAGAAACAAAAGAGCTTAATGATTTTGCAGCGGAAAATTTTGGTATTAACTTGTATCAAAACGACCCCGCGACGCTTCCAGAAACAAAAGAGGAGCTTGAGCTACATATGCAGCTTAGCTACAAGCAGGGGGTTGAGATTGCCGAGGAAGTGGCTATTAATACACTTTTAGACGGTAATAACTATGATCTTACAAAACGTAGATTATATTATGATTTAACAACACTGGGTATTGCGTCTGTTAAAAACCGTTTTTCAGAAGCTGAGGGTGTGGTTGTTGAATACGTTGATCCAGCCTATATGGTTTATTCATATACCGACTCTCCGTATTTTGATGACATTTATTATGTAGGCGAGGTTAAATTCCTGCCTATTAATGAGCTTAAGAAGCAATTCCCGGAATTGACAGATGAGCAGCTTGAAAAAATTCAAGGGCAGGGCAGTAAAAACTACGGCCGCGGGTTTGACCAAGGGCTTTTAAATTACGATCAAAGAGATAATAATACCGTTCAAGTATTGTACTTTAACTATAAGACGTACATGAACGAGGTATATAAGGTTAAAGAAACCGCCACAGGTGCATCAAAGGTAATTATGCGCGACGACCAATTTAACCCACCGGCAGACTCTGAAGAGTTTGGCAAACTAAGCCGCTCGCTTGAGGTTCTTTATGAGGGTGTGCATATTATTGGTACAGACATTTTGCTTAAATGGGAAATGGCTAAAAACATGATGCGTCCTAAAAGTGATTATGCTAAAGTTAAAATGAACTATAGCATTGTTGCACCGCGGATGTATAAGGGTAGAATTGAATCTATTGTAAGCCGCTGTACTGGTTTTGCTGATATGATTCAGATTACACACCTGAAGTTACAGCAAGTTTTAAGCAAAATGATGCCTGACGGTGTTTATATGGATGCTGACGGTCTTGCTGAAATTGATTTGGGTAATGGCACAAATTATAACCCGCAAGAAGCACTAAACATGTTCTTTCAGACGGGTTCTGTTATTGGTCGCTCATTTACCAGCGATGGCAACATGAATCCAGGCAAAGTGCCTATTCAGCCTCTACAAACCGGCGCGGGCGGTCAAAAGCTACAAACACTTATACAAACATACAACTATTACTTGCAGATGATTCGTGATGTAACGGGTCTAAATGAAGCACGTGATGGTTCAATGCCAGACTCAAGAGCATTGGTAGGTGTACAGAAATTAGCAGCTGCAAATTCCAATACAGCTACGCGTCATATTCTTGACGCTGGATTATTTTTAACGGCGGAAACAGCTGAATGCTTATCATTGCGCATTTCTGATATTATTGAATACCACCCTGCTGCCGAAGCGTTTATACAGAAAATTGGCGGACATAATGTAGGTATATTAAATGAATTATCAGAGCTTCATTTGCATGACTTTGGCATTTCATTAACATTAATGCCCGACGAAGAAGAAAAGCAGTTGTTGGAAAACAATATTCAAACAGCATTATCTGCGGGTCTTATTGACTTAGACGACGCTATTGACATTAGAGAAGTTAAAAATCTTAAACAAGCTAATCAGCTTCTTAAGTTGCGTCGTAGAAAAAAACAAGAGCGCGATCAAATGATGCAGCAGCAGAATATGCAAGCTCAAGCCCAGGCAAACGCGCAGGCACAACAAGTAGCTGCGCAAGCCGCAATGCAAAAAGAGCAGGTCAGCATGCAGACCAAGGCACAACTTGAGCAAATTAAAGGTCAGATTGAGCAGCAAAGAATGCAAACTGAAGTTGCCGCTAAGAAAGAATTGATGGAGCTTGAATTCCAGTACAACCTAAAACTTAAAGGAATGGAAACAGAGGCTGCTAAATCAAATGCGCAACAAAAAGAAGATCGCAAAGACGAAAGAACAAAAATCCAAGCTTCTCAACAAAGCCAATTAATTGAGCAAAGGCAGAAGCAAGCCCCTCCAAAAAACTTTGAATCAGGGGGTAACGACATTATGGGCGGTGGTTTCGGTTTAGGAACCTTCGATCCTAAGTAATAATAAATACATATAATTATATAATATCTTATCATGAGTGAAGAAACTACTAACCCGATGGGCATCGACGATGATGGCACCATCAAAATAGACCTGCGACAAAATGCCGTTCAAGAGCAAAGCACAGATGAGGTTCCTGTACGCGACGAACCCGCAGTTAGCGAAGAAGTACCAGTCGAAAACCTCGAAGCAACAACTGAAGAACCTACCGGAGAGAACGCCGTTCAAAATGAAGAGCCCGTTCCCGATGTGCAACAAGAAGCACTAGAGGAGGAGCCTGTTCTAATGGAAATTACAGAAGAGCAGGTTGAAGAGGCTACCGAACAATTGCAAGAGCAGGTTGCCGACGCGGTTGAAGAAGCTGCACAATCAGGTGTAGAACTTCCCGAAAACATTCAAAAGGTTGTTGACTTTATGAATGACACGGGTGGAACATTAGAAGACTATGTGCGCCTTAATACGGATTACTCGCAGTTAAACGAAGATCAATTACTTCGTGAGTACTACCAAAACACTAATCCACATTTAGACAAAGAGGACATTGATTTTATGCTTGAAGACAAGTTTTCCTACGAGGAAGACATTGACGATGAGCGTGAAATTCGCCGTAAGAAAGTAGAGCGGAAGCAGGCACTTGCAAACGCTCGCAACCATCTTGACGGGTTAAAGTCTAAATACTACGATGAAATTAAAATGGGGTCACGCTTGACTCCAGAACAGCAAAAAGCAGTTGAATTTTTCAACCGCTATAATAAAGAGAGTGCGGAAGCGGCTGAGGTTAATAAACAACAGACTCAGCGCTTTTTATCGGAAAGCGATAAAGTTTTCAGCGAAAATTTTCAAGGGTTTGATTATAACGTTGGGGACAAGACTTACCGCTTTAAGGTAAAAGATGCAGGGCAGATTAAGGAGTCCCAAAGCAACATTAACAACTTTATCAAGAAGTTCTTGAATGAAAAGGGGGAAATGGCTGACGCTAAGGGGTATCACAAATCGCTGTTTACAGCCATGAACGCGGATCAAATTGCACAACATTTTTATGAGCAAGGCAAAGCCGATGCGGTTAAAAATAGTATGGCGGCAACCAAAAACGTTGACATGAACCCGAGAGGGGTTCACGAAAAAGTTACAACGGCAAACGGTTGGTCTATACGCGCAGTAGATTCCGATTCAGCAACCTCTTCTAAACTCAAGGTTAAATTTAGAAAATAATTCATTTAAAAATAATTAAGAAATGAGTTTTGCAACTTCGCCAAGTTCTTTGGCAAACTTAGCTCACCTTACTCCTCGCCCAGTAAAGGCGGCTTACGGTGACAACTATTTGAACTTTGCGGCTGCTGACTTTGGTCAATGGACGCAACAATTCCTCCCTGAGGTATACGAAAAAGAAATCGAGCGTTACGGTAACCGTACTGTTTCTGGTTTCTTGCGCATGGTGGGTGCTGAAATGCCTATGGCTTCTGACCAGGTTATCTGGCAAGAGCAGGGTCGTTTGCACATCGCTTATGATGATGCAGTGGTAGCAACAGCTTCTACAATTACATTCCCTGCAGGTCACTTGATCGGCAAAGGTATGACTTTGGCATTGAACAATGGCTACACTACACACAAAGCTTACGTTTCTAACGTATCTGGCCAAACTGTAACTGTAGAATTGTACGACACTTCTGACGGTGACTTGCCTTCAGCATGGGTTTCTGGAACTGAAACTTTGAACGTATTTGTTTACGGTTCTGAGTACGCTAAAGGTTCTAAAAACGCTGGTAACTCTATCGGTGCTTCTTTCACAACTTTCAGCAATAAACCAATGATCCTACGCGATAAGTACAGCGTTAAAGGTTCTGACGTTGCTCAAATCGGTTGGGTTGAAGTTACTTCTGAAGCTGGTACTTCTGGTTACTTGTGGTACTTGAAGTCTGAGCACGAGTCTCGCCTACGTTTTGAGGACTACCTCGAAATGAGCATGGTTGAAGCTGAAAAAGCACAGTCAACTATCACTCAAAACAGCGCTGACTTTGGAACTGCTGGTAAAATCGAGGGTTCTCAAGGTTTGTTTGCCGCATTGGAAGAGCGTGGTTTGGTATTCAACGACAACAACTTCAACGGCAGCACTAATGCATTTACTGGTATCGACGAGTTCGACTTGATCTTGAACGAACTAGACAAGCAAGGTGCTATCGAAGAAAACATGATGTTCTTGGATCGTACTACATCTTTGCACATTGACAACATGTTGGCGCGTATTAACGCTCCTCACGGATCAGGTGCATCTTTCGGTGTATTCGAAAACAATGCTGAAATGGCATTGAACCTAGGATTCTCTGGTTTCCGTCGTGGTTCTTACGACTTCTACAAAACTGACTGGAAATACTTGAACGACTCTGTTACTCGTGGCGCTATCG